AACGCCACGTCTGGCAGCATTCCGAGCCTGTCGGTGAACAGCGTGACGCAGTACTTCTTCCACCAGATTACTGTCGGCACGGGCGTTCCGACCGTGAACGTGTACAGCCCTGGCACGGCAGCTGCCGCAGGCACGCCTCCGGCCTGCGTGGTGCTTGACACCATCGGAGTGCAGTACGTCACGATCCAGGTTGAATCGTCCACGGGCACGATGGGCTGCTTCTACGCATTCCTCTGATCGGAGGCACTGATGCGGTACGACGTAGGCAGATTCCGCCGACCGATGCGCCGTGGTGCTATGGAGCAGATGGTGTCATTGATTTCGCTTGGCGACGGCTCCACGCTCTCGCTGGACTTCACGGCGATGAGTTCTCTGGACTCTCGGTTCACGTTCACGCGCAGCAGCACGACTAGCACCTACATCAACAGCAGCGGGCTGTTGACAACGGCTGGCACGAATGTCCCTCGCTTCGACTACAACCCGAACACGCTTGCGCCTCGCGGGCTGCTGATTGAGAGTAGTGCGATTAATCTTTGCCTCAATGGAAGCATGGCATTTACTAGTGTACAGCCTACGAGTTACACGCGAGCATTTAGCCAATGCACAGTTGCGTCTGTTAGTTCAACGACATTCCCGGGACAACTAGCGTGGAGCATTTCTGCAACGGCTATCGGCCAGCGTGACTTTTTGGAACAGGTCATCGCGCTTGCGGCAAACACCACATACACGGTATCTGCATACGTAGAAGCCATTACCGGAACGGTTGCGACGTTTGCGTATATGACTGCGCTTCCATCTGGAGCATCGTCAAACACGGTTATAAATCCAAGTGCTGGCAGAATTTCATTCACGGTTACTGTTGGAGCAACTGCTGGAAACGGCACACTTCGTATTGGGATTGGAACCGCAACCGGAACCGGTGTTTCGGCGGATGCCTCGGTGCGATTCAGCCATGTACAGGTCGAAGCAGGCTCCGGCGCATCCTCGTACATCCCTACGGTCGCAAGCACCGTGCAGCGGGCGGCGGATGATTGCTTGATCGACAACATCAGCACCGCTTTTGGATTCAACGCTTCCGCTGGCACCATCTTGATCCGTTACGGCGACCGCATCAACACTGGATCGAATCGCGCATACACCTTCCTACCGGCCAGCGGCAGCAACAATCAGATGTTCGAGGGTTCTGGTATTGCGTTCAACGTGTTTGCTGGCGGCTCATTCACCGCACAAATTGGTTCTACAGCACCAAGCGCGGGTCGGGTCTGTGCCGCATATGCAGCCAATGACTTCGCGGTATCCGTGAATGGTGGAGCGGTGGCAACCGACACTAACGGAGCCGTTGCATCATCTCTCACGAGAGTGAGTCTTGGTGGAAGTGCTGTCAACGCTGCTGCCTATAACTTCGGCCCAATCGCTGTGTTCAAGTATTGGCCCACCCGTCTCCCGAACGCAACCCTTCAGAGCCTCACAGCATGACCGACTACTACCTCCGAGCAAACACCGAGGCCGCGATGGCTAACGCATTCCTCGCGGCAGGCATCACGATCCCAACGGTGGACGGGCAGATCATCGACGGCACGGTGATCGACTACAACGGCATCCGGCTGGATCTTGGCTGGATCGGCCCGGTCACTCGCATCGTGGACGAGGAGCCTGTGACCGACAACCGCTTCCACGCGAACCTGCGAGTGGCGGGTGAACTGCCGCCGGAGGTGCTGGCGGAGTTGCCGATCCTTGACCCGCCGCCTGCTGTGCCGATGCGCGTATGGGCGTGAGGTGGCTGGCTGTCCTGCTCCTCGTCGGCTGCTCCGCATCCGAGCGGATCGCGGTCGAGGCCAACGGGATCAGCGACCGTGCCAGCAACATCCACGCGCTTGCTATCCGCATCGGTGAGCGGTCATCCGAGCCGGACACGATTTCCGACGCGGCCAGCATCGCTACGGAAGCCATGCAGATTCGTCATGGCGTGGCGGAAATACATACCGCCTTGCCCGGTGTGACGGACAAGGTTTCGCCAATTTGGGCCACCCTGAAGTGGGTCGCCATCGCCGCCGCCGGAGCCGCCGCCGTGTGGCTGCTGACGGCATCCGGCATCCTCGGTGCCGTCCGGGCCGCTCTGGGCTGGATTCCCAAGCCCAAAGCCCGTGCGGCTTCATTACTCGCCGCCGCAGTCGATGACGCGCGGCCAGAGACTACGAGGGAGGCCATTGCTGCCATGCGGGCGCAGGATGCGGAGTTCGACGCCGCCTGGCGTAGAGCTACCAAGCAGTCGCTATAATCTCACCCACGAAAGGAACCTCATCTATGGACGCAATCCGCAACGCTCTCGGTACTGGCTTCTTCACCATCGTCGTTTTCGTCGCCGGCGCTCTCATCGGGCAGCCGCTCTGGAAGTGGATCTGGGCGAAGCTGCCGTTCAACAAGTGACCCGCATGGGCGTGGCCTAGCGGCTGCGTCCATGTCTTGGCCTCCTCTGGCCCGCCCGATTGCGAAAGCGTCGGGCGTTTTATTTGCGGCCTAGGCGGTGGTGGATTCTGTCCTGCCGCATCGGGTCCAGACTGGTACCGCGCCGCGCCGGCATACGGTGCCTGATGTTCAGCATGTTGCGGATCTCGTCTGCCCAGATGCAGTCACCATATTTCGTCAGCTCAAGCATGGATCGCAAGGCTTCAAATACGGCCTCGACTTCGCCTGCGAGCGCGTCCATGTGCTGCTCGCGGAGTTGGGTTGCTGTGCGCTCGAGCGTGACCATTAGATCAGCTGGAGGTTTGGGTCTAGGCATCCTTGCCATGCCTATAGCGTAAGAAAAAACTCCCGACTGACGGAAATCAGCCGGGAGCCTTGGAGACCAGTGCATGCCTGCACCGATCAGGCGATTCTACAGAGTTACGGTGCGTGCATCGCCGAAGATGTTCTGGATATCAGATTCTGCGCTCCACCGCGCAACCCACGATCCATCGCGCGATAGCCAGGTCTCGTTGCCCTGCTTGTCGATACGGGCGATCGCATACATGATCTCGGTAGCGGCATTGCATCCACGGTCGAGAATGTCCATCTCCATCTCAATTGACCGGGTGATGATTGGCCCGATGGGTGAATCAGCCTCATCGGATTCCTCGCGGAACGACTGGATGGATTGCAGGTACAGACTATGGACGCGGCCCATGTCGCCATCGCCGAGCATGATCCATGCAATGTGGGTGGCATCCCACGGCAGGTTCCGGTTGTGCCACGGTACTACGCGCTCCTGCTGAATCTTTGATGCTGGGCTGCCTGGCGTGGCGACACGCATCTTCGCCTCAATCTTGTGGTTGAGCCAGAACATGCCGGCGGCCATCAACAGCAGTACCGGGATGATGATCCAGTCAATCATTCTCGACTCCCAGTCTGGCGTCAAGTGACGCCAACAGTTCGCGAGCCTGCAACAGCGCATCCTCGCTGCGCGGATGAACTGTGCCTTCCATCGCGGCGTCGGCATCGGCCTGAACTTGGCACCGTATCACGTTCTGGTAGGCGAGACCACGGCACCGGGCCAGCAGTCGATGCAGGCACTCTTCCTCGTCCAGCGCGTTGCTGATCGCCTGCCGGAGGCTGGAAATCGTGCGGATAGAAATGATCTGGACAGATCCAGCGGACTCGCCTGCAACCGGGATGGTTCCGAGGATGTCGTGCGCGGTTTGGGTGGGTGTCATTGTGCGTGTCATTGTAAGGTTCCTTTCATTGGGACTCGCGCTAGGCAGCGATCACTCCCTACCTTCCGGGAACAGGTCAGCAAATACGTCGTGGTTTCGCCGGTGCGGGATGCGCTCATCCATAGAGGTCAGCACGTTCTCGGCCATGATCGCGTCGGGTCCGCGCTCGTTCATCACGATCAGGCGCAGGCGGTCTCGCAGGAATCGAGCTTCCGTATCAGACAGGTGCAGGTGCAGCATGGTGGTCTCCATTAGATTCGCCTCCGCTCGGAATCAGGCAACGCGCCAAATGCCAGGTCGAAGGCATTCCAGTTCCCGGTGCGTCGTGCGTCGATTGCCGCACTAATCACCGCACGGAATGCATCGGTCCTGCCGGGCTTGGCACTTGAGAACAGATTCGGAAATTCCTGATAGACGTAGATCGCGGCTGGATTCCCGCTGCGCGTATTGCGCTTGTTCTGGGTGCGAACGATCAGGCCGCGCTGCTCGAGGTCCGTGAACCTCGGGCTGGCTGACTGGTGCGTCAGGCCCAGCGTCGCCATCGCCTCGTCGCATGTCGCGCCGTGCTGGCCGGCGCTCTGCACGAACTCCAGCACACGCTGCGCGATTTCTCCGATGTTGGTCGCCTGGTATGCGATCCGACTTGTCTCACGGTACGTCATGCTCGGGCCTCCAGCAGCGGAAGAACCTCGGCCTTGAACTGGCGCTCGTAGTTCGCGATGTCTTCCTCGAGGCCGTCGCGGAATTGCTCGCGGTCCTCGCGCTTGTAGATGTGTTCAAACTTGGTGCGCCAGTCGAACTGGTGCAGGTATCTCCGATGCAGGTGCAGTTCCTCAACGATGACCTGCGCATGCTCTGGCAACGTGAAGAACACTTCGTCTGTGAATGCGGCGGTCAGCCGCTGTTCCTGTTCGGGCGTCATCGGTTGGTCTCCTTGTGGTAGCCGAATGATGTGAGTGCGGCACGCAATTTCTTGATCGCGTTTGCGTGCGCGTGATAGACCTGCTCCTCCGTCAGATTGAGCAGCGTCGCGACCTCCTCCATCGTGAGTGCTGGAGCATGCGCCTTTATGCGCGGGCTGTAGTCCTTGCTCCTATCACGATCTGTCCATCGCGGAACGGTCTTCATGGCTGCACCTCGAGGCTCCCGCACAACTTGATGAACTGATCGGCAGCCAGCGCAGCAGCATCCTGCGCGGCATCGCAGGCATCCTCGGCGTCGGCGATATCTCCGAGGATCGTGCCGGCCCTGACAGCGGACAGGCGGCCATAGGCTTCGTCGGCGATCCGGTCGGCAGCCACCAGAACGAACGCGGCCTCCAACTGCGCGGGCGTAATAGCAGCTCGCTCCCAAATCTTGCGAGCCAGGTCGGCGGCGCGCTTCTCCTGCTCAATCAATTTCGATACGGTCGGCATGTTGTGTCTCCTGCGCGGAATTGCGCACGACCAATGTAACGCCGTGTCACAATATGTCAAGCGGCTATCCGGACACATTTCGGACACATCCATTGCGCCCACTAGAATCTAGCAAGATTGTGGAATATGGGTGTTGACAGCGGTGCGATGGTGCATTAGTGTGCCTCCGCGCAATACCGCGCAATGGAGATACACATGCCTGAACCCAAGACATCACTTGCCAGCGCGTTGCTGGCCGCACAAAGCGCCCTGCCCAGCGTGGGCAAGGACTCGAAGAACAGCTTCCACCACTACGCCTACACGAGCAGCGAGGCGATGATCGGTGCGTGCAGGGCCGCGCTGCACAGCGCCGGCCTCGTCCTGCGCCGTTCCGGCTGGACGTTTGAAGGCACCGCCGATGGCGGCATCGTCAAGAGCCAGTTCATCCTGTCATGCCCTGCCAGCGGCGAGAGCGTGACCGACGAGGTCGGCTGGGTGGCGATCCCGGAGAAGGGCCGTCCGGTCGATAAGGCGCTTGCTTCGGCGCTTACGGCCTCATTGAACTACTTCCTGCGTGATTTGCTCATGGTGCCTCGCGAGGAGGAGTCCGAGATGGATAAGCGGGATGACACCAAGTTTGAGCCGCGCAAGACTGCGCCAGCACCAGCAGCCCGCCAGACGCAGCAGGAGGCTCCACGATCGATTCCGGCTCCGAAGGCGGCTCCGGTATCGCCGAAGGCGTCGGAGCCAGTCACGGCGGCTCCTAGCGCGTTTGGCGAGGTGATGGCTTCAAGGCCGGCCAAGGACTGCGCATGGCGCGGCGGTATGGTGGTCAAGAAGGTAGGCCAGGGCAAGGCCACCAAGAACGGCGGCCAGCGGTGGCCGATTCTGTTCGAGTCTGACGCGGGCGAGGAGTGGGCATCGTGCTTCGACGAGAACGTGATGCTGGCTGCGCAAGACTGCATGGGCGGCCAGCCGGTCGATGCATTCGTTCAGTCGGGTCAGTACGGGCTCACCCTGTACGGCATCCGCGTCGCGGTAAACTCCGAGCAGCCAGCGGCGGCGACGGTGCCAGCCGAGGACGAGATCCCATTCTGACGCACCCGGAAGGCCCGGGCGGTGAAGCGATTCCCGCTCGGGCTTTTCATATACACGAAAGGACATAACCATGAGTGCAATCACACGACTGTACGAAGCGACTGCTGCGGCGCAGGAACTGGAGGAGATGATCCAGGCCAGCGCGGAATCTGGCGGAGACATCACCGAACTGGATGGACACTTTGACATCTTGGCTCGGCAGGCGGATTCGCTGCCGGCGGCCATCGACGATGTGCTGTCGCTGGTGCGCGACATCGAAGCGCGAGCCGAGGCGCGCAAGGCAGAAGCCGACCGGATGCGCCAAAGGGCCAAGCGCGACCAGGCAGTTGCCGATTGGTTCCGGTCGCACGTGCTGCGCATCATGCAGTCGGAAGGCATGAAGAAGTTGGAGACATCGCGCTGGCGCGTGACGCTCGCGATGCCCGGTGGCAAGCAGGCGCTCGAGATCGTGGACGCGATCCCGGATGCCTACTACCGAGAGGTGGTCACGCGAGAGATCGACAAGGATGCAATCCGCGAGGCGCTCGAAGGCGGCGCGACGCTGCCGTTCGCGCGGTTGGTGGAGAAGCAGCCCACATTGAGGATTTCCTGATGTATCACCAGAAGCCAGCACTTGAGGGCGTGAAGCGGGCGCTGGCCGGGCGTGGGTTTGCCTGGCCGGCGAAGGGCGTGAAGGACAAGGACAGCGTCATCGCAAGGCTGATGGCGTTTGATGCGCTGCACAACCTGACCGGGCTATCGGCGAGTCGCATTGCCGTGCTGGTCTCGAGCGCACCGAGCAACACGAAGAACATGCTTGGACGCGTGGAGCGGTGCTATCGAAACCAGAGCGACCGAGCTGCGTGGATTCAGGAGGCGCGTGATGCGATCGTGGAGGAACTTGCTAAATGCGCTACTTGAGCGTCTGCTCTGGCATCGAGGCCGCGAGCGTTGCGTGGCATCACCTCGGCTGGGAGCCAGTCGGATTCAGCGAGATCGAACCATTTCCGAGCGCCGTGTTGGCGCATCGGTTTCCTGCCGTACCGAACTACGGCGATATGACCAAGTTTCAGGAGTGGCCCATTGAGCCAGGAACAATCGACATTCTGGTCGGAGGAACACCTTGCCAGTCCTTCAGCGTCGCGGGACTCCGCAAGGGACTTGAAGACCCACGCGGCAACCTCATGCTCACCTACCTTGCGATTGCTGCTCGGTTCAAGCCTCGATGGGTTGTCTGGGAAAATGTTCCCGGTGTCTTGTCTAGTAGCGGAGGACGGGACTTTGGCACCTTCCTCCGGGCGTTGGGCGAACTCGGGTATGGGTGGTCCTACCGAGTGCTGGACGCTCAATACGTGCGAGTGGGCCGATGGCCCAGAGCCGTCCCGCAGCGCCGGCGACGTGTGTTCGTTGTCGGATGTCTTGGAGACTGGACCGCTGCCGCCGAGGTTCTCGCTATCCGCGAAGGCTTGCAGCGGCATATTGAGGCGAGCGGAAAGACGCGGAAAGGCGCTGCCACCGATGCTGAAGGCGGCGCTGGAAGCGGTGGCATCTTCACAAGCCACGGCGTAGCGCCGTGTTTGGAAACGACCAGCAACGACTACAGCCGCGCTGATGGTTTCACGATGATCGCGCAGCCGACCGCTGGAACGCTCGGCAATCGTGGCCTGCGGTCGCACACGGAGTTGGACGGTCACGGCGCGTACATACCAGTCGCGCAGCCTGTGCCATACGACCTGTTCCAGATCACCGCGCCTGTCAACAGGCAGAACCGAAAGCCTGGCGACCCATGCCACACGCTTGCCCGCGATAACGCGGCACACGCGGCGGTGGCGCAGGCCATGACCGTGCGACGACTCACGCCTCGCGAATGCGAGAGGCTTCAGGGATTCCCGGATGACTGGACGCTGATCCCGTACCGCGGAAAGCCCGCAGATCAATGCCCTGACGGCCCGCGCTATAAGGCGCTCGGAAACAGC